GCTAATCGCGGTCAGATTTCTTGGGAAAGCATTCCGGGCCGCACTAGCAACCATATGCCGCAAATGTTCAACGCGCCTTATGCACAGCAAGCAGAATATCACGTCGCAGTATCAAAGGCGTTCCTAGATGCAAACGGCGACGACATAATTGCGAAGCGGTTGGGCTTGTTGTCACCCGGTGATTTTGAGGCACCCGGTTTCTTTCAGGGTAAAGTAAGCCCAGGCTCGCAAACAATGGCGCTGATGCCGCGCCAATACAAAGGCGCAGCGGCGGGCGATATTGAACAATCTTCTCAGGACCTCGTGGCGGCATACGCAGCGGTGCGCGGCATATTGATGAAGCAGGACGGCGTTGGCTGGCACAGGCCATTTTATAAGGCAAAGAAAAGAGACGAGAACGGCATTGTGCTGAGAATTGGCCGTCCGTTTTCTGCAGCAGAGACGAAACGTCTTGGCGACATTATGGCAGACCTTGCCGGGCATGGTGAATACAACCCAGTCGCTGCCGAAGATGGCGTGCGTCTTCTAAACTTTGATTTTGTTCGCAAGGTGCCTGACGGCGAGGGCGGGTTCAAACCTGCTATGGACGGCACTTGGATAGATGAAGACAAACTGCTTACAAACGAGGAGTTTGGAAAACTTGTAGATGAGGCGGTACGTAGGTTAGAATTAGACGATGACCTCGTTGTAGATCCTGTGAACTTCCAAGCGTACACGGGCTACAGCGGCAATGATTGGAGTGTAAATCCAAATGGCGAGGACTACTACGCGGCGATCAGCGGACAAGGACGATCCGATTTACAAAGGCGGGTTCGTGATCTCATCCGTGAACTCCAACCGAGGGTCGATGAAATCGACCAAGACTTCTCAGAGCGATATGGCTGGACAATCAACAAAGCCCTTAACGCCATCCACCGAGGAATCGACGACGTAACGTCGCCCCCCATTGATTAATTAGAAACAAGGCGCCTTTGGGCGCCTTTTTTTATGGAATAACACATGGCAATTGATTCCAGAGCTGCCGAGGCATCGCGGCAGGGCGAACCGCTATCGCCCGATGGCGTGCAGGTCGCCGGTAAGGGCGGCTTATTAATTGACATTTTAAAAGCACTCGGCGTGATGCCGTCAGGCGTTGTATCGAAGACCACACGCGAGGGCAGTCCGCCCTACCTGGGCGAAACCCCGCCGGAAGGGTACGTTCCGCCGCAGACAACATCTCCGCTGACTGATCGAATTCCGGTATCGGCAGAAGAGCGCCGTATTCAGTCAGGGGAATATGAAGCACGGCAAAAACATCAGGCGCCATTAATTCTTTCGCCCGAAGGGCAGCGGCGTTTTGAAAAAGCAGGTTATAGCGCTACCGATGCAATAACCCCGCCGCAAACGGTACAGGCGATTCAGGCGCTTGGCGACGCTGAACTGATGGCTGGCACGGTAAGCGACGCACAGCGTAACCTTTTATACGCAGACCCTAAAGATATGTCTGTACGCCCTGGTACGACGGACGCTGGCGCAGCCGATGAAGTAGATGCTCTAGGTGCAGCGAACGCCGTTGATCCTGAACGAGTCCAAGGTTTCGTCAACACTGGCGAAGGCGGGCTGGACTTTAATTTTAACAATCTTGAAACCGGCGACGACGTAAAATCAATGATCAATGAGGTTAGCGAAATCTACGCTAACCCCACCACGGCAGCCAAGCGTGGCGTCGTCACGCAACAGGAAACGCTGGACGAAGCCGAGCAACTTCTGGCGAACGAACTGGGCTTTACGCGCAAGTTGCTAAAGCGAAAGCGAGGCGTCCCCTTTAACGCTGCCGAGGCAACCGCGTCGCGACTTATTTTAGCGCGATCCGCCGAGCGACTGACCGAAATGGCGAAGGCCATAAAAGACGGCGAACGGTCGCCTGCTTTTTTAATTGCCTTTCGACGGCAAATGTCCATTCACGCTGGCGTTCAAATGCAGGTGAAGGGCATGCAAACGGAAATCGCCCGCGCGATGAATGCATTCAACATCCCGGTATCGGCACGCACGGCGGAAGACATCGCGGACGCGGCAGACGCCATGCTGTTGGAAACTGGCGGCACGTATGAGGCTGTCAAGCTGGCAAAGGGCATACTGGATATTCAGGCACGCAAAGGCGATGCCGCAGTCCATAAATTTGTTTTTGGCAGTTATCTGTCCAAGGCGAACGGCGTTTTCAGCGAGTTTTATATTAACGGCCTTTTGAGCTGGCTATACACGCACCTCAAAAACGTATTAGCGACGCCGTCGTTCATGGCGTATCAGTTGGCGGAAGAAGTGATTGCCGGTGTTTACGGCACCGTTGAGCGCGGTGTAGGGCGAGGCCTTGCGATATCGGCACCGCCGAGAACGCAGGGCTATTCCCGCGCACGCTTCGCAGCCACTGCTGATGGCGTTTACGCCGGTCAAGCCGTGGCAAGGTTGTTTGGCATGTCGCGATCTTTCAAAGAGGCGTGGATCACGGCATCGGAAACCTTCCGCACCGAGGTAGCTGCGGACGCGTTAAGCAAAATCGAGGGCGCGCAGCTCCGCGCCATCGACGCGGAAAATCTAAATATAAGCGGCAAACCGGGTCAGTTTATCGATGCGCTGGGTCGCGCGATCCGCATCCCAGGCCGCGCCTTGATGGCGGCTGATGATTTCTGGCGCGTCTTTGCGCAACGTGGCGAATTAAGTGCCGAGGCGTATCGCCAAGCCATGATGGCGAAGTCGCTGGGGAAAAGCGACGAGTACGCATTCGATAATTTCGCAATGTCGATGCTGGACCCGCGCTCTTACGCCAACCAACTTGATGAAGCCGCGCGCTACAATGCGCTGACATCAGACACCGGAACAATTGGCGAGCTGACTGCCATTGCCCAAAATGTTCCGGTGCTTGGCCGGTTATTTTTGCCGTTTACCAAAGTACCCGTAAATAACGTTTTGCGGGTCATGGAGCGGTTCTCGCCAACGACCGGCATATTCAAAGACCCGGTGAAGCGTCAGAAAGCTATGGCGCGCGTTACGCTAGCATATGGCGCGGTTTACACGTTAAGCGAGTATGCCGCAGACGGCAGGGTCACGGGCAGCATGCCACGGGACCAACGGCAGCGCGATATGCTGCCCCCTGGCTGGCGACCGTACAGCCTAGTTTTCAAGGGCGAAGGTTGGCCGGAAGATGACCCGCCTATTTTTGACCCCCGTACCGGCGCACCAAACGGCCCGCTGACATATGTCAGTTACGCGGGCCTGGAACCTGTCGGCGCGATACTTGGCATCGTGGCAAGCACAAGTGAGCGCATGCGGCGCACCAACGACCCAGAAGCAGCGCTGAGCTACGCCACGGCGGCTATGGCGGCATCGGCTGATTACTTCACAGACATGCCGATGATCAAGGTCATCGGCGACATCGTCAAAGCCGTCGAGCAAGGCGATATGAGCGGCATCATGTCTGGACCGCTGCGCGGCTTCATGCCGTACAGCGCTGCAGTCAGGGCAGGCGAGCGCGCCGTCGATCCGACGATACGCAAGCCGTCAGGTCAGCCTGAATATTACACAATCGATGACGTGGAAAATAAGAAGTTGGTGCCATACCGCGACCTGGGAGACGGTAAAACAGAGCCGCGCTATGAACTGGTTGGGCAAATAAAAGGTGGGCTAGGCGCGACGTTTACCGATGCGATGCAAAAATGGGAATCAATGCTGACAGATCGTGTGCTGTTCGGCGGCGCCGACGAAGACACCAGCGCGATCAAGTACGATGTGTTCGGTGAGGTGCGTGAGGCCAACGTGCGGTTCGACGTGAACCCGGTACACGCGATGTACAACATGATCATCCCCTTTAACGTGCGTCACGGCAAACGGTTGACCGACGTGCAGTGGGAACAGATTAGGCTGAAAAGCCCGCTCCGCGATTCAAAAAGAAAAGAGAAGGGCTTCGGGTTTTCCGAGGCGTTCCGATCCGAATGGACAAAAGCCGCAAAAAAAGTGGTCAGAATTGTTGTGGATGGCGAGGCAAAGAAATTTATGCCCGCGCTAAAAGGTCTGATTGCGTCTGCCGATTACGCACTAATGACTGACCAGGAACAATTTGACGCCATTCAGGATTTAGAAGACCGATTTTATGACGCCGGACTCGAAATGGTTTTTGACATGAAGAAATTCGCAAGCGTGCGTGATGCTTATAGGGACTACCAGACCGAGCAGGAAAAATTTAAGAGAGAAGGAAGGCTGCGCCGATGACGATATCCTCAACGACGACAAAGGTCAGCTATAGCGGCAACGGCAGCACGACCGCATTTGCGTATACGTTCAAAATCTTTGCCGACGGCGACCTAGAGGTCATAATCAGAACGGTTGCGACCGGCGCTGAAAGTGTCAAGACACTGACAACCGATTATAGCGTCAGTGGCGCTGGGACCGACTCCGGCGGCAACGTGACCTTTGGCACCGCACCTGCGTCTGGCACCACCGTCGTCATACGCAGGAACGTGCCACTCACGCAAGGCACCGACTATGTCGAGAATGACCCCTTCCCGGCAGAAAATCACGAGACAGCGCTTGACCGACTTACTATCATCGCGCAACAGCAG